TGCAGCTAACTTTCGAAGAGCCGCACAAACAGCGAGAAAAAGATAATGACTAAACTATGCCCTCGAGGAAAGGCTGCTGCGAAGAGAAAATTTAAAGTGTACCCGTCAGCATATGCTAACGCCTATGCTAGTAAAATTTGCGCGGGTAAAATTAAAGATCCTTCCGGTCTAAAGAGAAAAGACTTTAGAGGTAAAAAAGCCAAAGGTGGTTTAATGGGTGAACTCAATAGACCAGATCGAGGTTATAAAAAAGGTGGCTTTGTTGCTAGAGGGTGTGGTGCTATTATGTCAAACAGAGCTAAAAAAACAAAAATGAGATAATGTCAAAAAACGGTCTTGATAAATGGTTCAAACAAAAATGGGTAGATATTGGGAGCAAGCGAAAAGATGGTTCTTTCGCAAAGTGTGGTCGTTCAAAACAAAAGAAGGACGCCAAGAGGAAATATCCAAAATGCGTGCCTCTAGCGAAAGCGAGACGAATGTCGGAGGGACAGAGAAGATCTGCCGTTGCCAGGAAACGGGCAGCTGCCAATGTGGGACCTAAACCTACAAATGTAAGAACATTTGCAAAAAGAAAAAAAATGGGCATGGGAGGTCTAGTATAATGAGAAGAAGACAAGACAACATGCCAAAAAGAAATAAAAAAAATTTCAGATCTACAAAATCTGGAGCAGGCATGACTCGAGCCGGTGTCAAAGCCTATAGAAGATTAAATCCCGGTTCTAAATTAAAAACAGCCGTGACGGGTAAAGTAAAACCTGGATCAAAAGCTGCGAAGAGACGTAAGTCCTTCTGCGCGAGAAGCGCCGGACAAATGAAAAAATTTCCAAAAGCTGCAAAAGATCCTAATTCTAGACTACGTCAGGCTAGAAGAAGGTGGAAATGTTAAAACAAGCAATAGTACAAGCATTAGAAGATAAATATAATGCACAAATATCTGCAGCTGATGCAACTATAAAAATTTATCTAGAAAAACCTGTGGGTATTGGAGAACATCCACAACATTTAGAAGAGATAGATAAACTTTTACAACAGATTGTAGATGCTCAAGAAAAACTAAAAGAAATACAGGTTTTTAAATTATGAGTGATCCAAAAAAAGGAACAGGTAAACATCCTGGAAAAAAATATGGTAGACGACTTTACACTGATGAAAACCCACGTGACACTGTTGGAATTAAGTTCGCAACGCCGACAGACGCGAGAAAAACAGTGGCGAAAGTTAAAAAAATTAATAA